TCCACGTTATTGACCACTATGAAGCGAGCGGCGAAGCTTTTCCGTTCTATGCAAAAATGCTTCAAGAAAAAGCGGACGAGTATGATTGGCAGTACGCGCATCATTATGGACCGCATGATTTGGCTGTTACCGAGTTGGGTACAGGCAAAACTAGGATTGAAGCCGCCCAGGAGTTAGGAATCCGGTTCAGGATTGTCCCGAGGTTGTCCATAGAGGACGGCATCCATGCTTTGCGGCTGTTACTGCCCCGTTGTTATTTCGATCGTACTAAGCTTCGCAGGGCGCTTGAGGCTCTCCGGCATCATCACCGGAAGTGGGACGAGAAGGCGCGGACGTTAAAATCGAAGCCGGTAAAAGATTTCAGTTCGCACGCGGCAGATGCTGCGCGTTACATGGCCGTTGCGTTACAGGAAGACTACGACAGCAAGCAAGCACCGCAAGCGTTTGCGGATAGCACGTACAACCCATTCGAGGCAAGAATATGAGCTTTTTATTCCCGAAGCCGGCAGCTGCCGCGTTGCCGCCGATACCGCCTATTCAGCCCGAGCCGGCAATTTTGGCTACGAGTACAAAGGTTGAGGATGATTTGCGGACAGACTTAAAGCGGCGAAAAGGACGAGCGTCCACGATTGTTACTAGCTCCCAGGGGCTAACGACAGAGCCGGAAACGAAATCAACGAGCCTTCTGGGCTCATCGACATAGAGGAGCATAAATATGGGTGGAGTTGTATCAAGTTTTTTTGGTGGTAGTCCGGCCCCTGCGCCGCCGCCACCGCCGCCAGTTCAGCCAGCTGCTCCTACCCGCGTCCCAGCTCCGGCGGTTAGTGCCGGCACAGGGGATAAGGAAAAGGCTGAGAAGAAAGCGAGTATTCGGCGCGGAGCTGTTGTTCGGCGGCGCGTACCAAAGTCGGTTCTAGGCGGCACGCCTACAGGCGCAAAAACCACGTTAGGCGGTTAGAATGTTGAATGAGCCCGATGAGCAAGCTGTTGTTCTGCTCAAGCGCTTAGACACGCTTGCGGCTCAACGAAAGACCTGGGAGAACCACTGGCAAGAAATCGGGGACTACATCGTCCCGCGCAAAGCGGACATCCAGGTTAGCCGGACGGCCGGTGACAAGCGGATGGAAAAGATTTTTGATTCCACTGCAATCCATGCAGCCGAGTTATTGTCTGCGAGCCTTCATGGCATGTTGACCAACCCGAGCACCCGTTGGTTCGATTTGCAATATCAGAATCTAGAATTGAATAAAGATGACGAGGCTAAAGAATATCTCGAAAGCATCGTTGATATTATGTATGCGGAGTTCAAGCGCTCCAACTTTGCCGAGCAGATCCATGAGCTGTATCACGATTTAATCACGTTCGGTACAGGCGTGATGATGATCGAGGATTATGAAGGCGGGGTTCGGTTTAGTACACGGCATATTTCGGAATGTTACTTGTCTGAGGACGAGTGGGGCCGCGTCGATACGGTGTTCCGTAAGTTTAAAATGACGTTACGAGCGTGCGCTAATAAGTTTGGCGTTGAGAATATGTCCGAGAAACGCATAAAGATTATGGAGAAAGACCCATACTCGGAAGTCGAGGTTGTCCATGTTGTTATGCCGAGAGATGGTTATGATTCAAACAAGGCTGACAGCAAGAACATGCCGTACAAATCTTGCTACATCGATCCAGACAGCAAGCAGACCTTGCGAGAAAGTGGCTACAACGAATTTAGTTATGTATGCCCTAGATTTTTAAAAGCTTCACATGAGCTTAGTTATGGCAGAAGCCCGAGCATGACGGTTTTGCCCGATACAAAAATGATTAATGCCATGTCTGAAGTGACGATCAAGGCTGCACAAAAGCAAGTGGACCCGCCGCTGATGGTTCCTGATGACGGGTTTATGCTACCGGTTAGAACGCGCCCTGGTGGATTAAATTTTTATAGATCAGGATCTCGGGATCGGATCGAGCCTTTAAACATTGGCGCGCAAACGCCGCTCGGATTAAATATCGAAGAGCAGCGCCGCCAGGCAATCAGAACAGGTTTCTATGTTGATCAATTAATTATGGGCCAAGGCCCACAGAAGACTGCGACAGAGGTTATACAGCTCACTGAAGAGAAAATGCGCGTCTTGGGTCCGGTACTTGGCCGGCTGACCGCCGAGCTGTTGAGCCCCATGATCGATCGAGTTTACAATATTTTATTAAGAGCTGGTAAGTTTCCGGTAGCGCCGGCATCGATACAAGATGGCGACATCGATATCGAGTACGTATCGCCATTAGCCAAAGCGCAAAGGCAATCAGACATTTCCGGCATTATGCGAATGTTCGAGATCTTATCGCCGTTAGCGAGTGTTAACGCCGGCATCTTTGATCATTTCGACTTTGATGGATTAATTAGGCACGTACTCCAGGCACTAAGTATACCGGCGAGCATAACTAAGGGCGAAGCTGAAGTGGCCGCGGACCGAGAAAATCGTGCAGCCCAAGAGCAGCAAATGCAAGAGATGCAGCAAGTTCAGCAATTATCTGAATCGATGGGCGCTGCCGCTCCAATGGCTAAAGTAATGCAAGCAGATGAAAGCATCTCGAATGAGTGAAGAGGCGTTTATAGAAGAGCGCCAACGATTAGTTGATGCTGCTAAAGAGATTTTTAATTCACCAGCTGGCAAAATTGTTTTAGATAAACTTAAAAATCAATCCGGTTTCAATACTTCAAACTTTAGTTCGGACGCGCTTGAAATGAGTTATCGCGAAGGGCAGCGATCCGTTGTTCTTTATATTTTAAACTTACTCGTTGACGAGAAGGTGCAACAACAACAAGGAGAATAAATCAAATGGCTGAAGAACAGGTAGCGGAGGTCGCGGAAGCGGTAGCCCCGTCTGAAAGTGTAGCTAGTTGGAAATCAGATCTGCCAGAGGATCTTAGAGATCACTCGGCGTTATCATCAATCAATGATGTTGGTAATTTAGCTAAGAGTTATATCAACGCACAATCTATGATAGGACGCGATAAGATTGCGATCCCGAGCCAGCATAGCTCGCCGGAAGATTGGAACGATGTCTATGACCGTTTAGGCCGGCCCGAAAACGCAGATGCCTACGAGGTTGATGTTGGGGAAAACTCAGACGAACAATTTATGAGCTGGTACAAAAATACCGCGCATGAGATTGGTCTTAACCCAACCCAGGCATCTAAGCTTGCAGAGTCATACAACGAATTGTTTTTAGCTCAACAAGCTGAAGCACCGAATTACGATGCGCTTCGCAGTGAAAACGAAGCGGCATTAAAAAAAGAATACGGCGGCAAATACGACGAGAACATAAAACTTGGCAGCTCGATGCTGACCGAGTTCTCAGATATGGATAACCCGCTTACAGAACTAGACATGGCTGATGGCTCGAAGCTAGGGGACAACCCTAACTTTATCCGAGCGATGGTTAATGTTGGCGAATTTATTCGCGAGAAAGTTTCCGAGGATGCCTTCGAGGGCATGGCCAAAGGTGGCGGTGGATTATCACCAGATGACATCAGTGACCAGTTGCGCGAAATCGAAGCACCTAACAGTCCATTATTTGATTCACAACATCCTCAACATCGAGAATATGTGAAGAAAAGAACTAGTCTTTACGATCAAAAATATTCTGAAGACTAAAATCAGGGTAGCTGAAAAGTCCTGTTGCTTGCTTGAAAGAAAAGCCGCTCATCGTTGCGTAAACGAAGGTCTAGTCCGATTGGGTAGCTAACCGAATTAACCTTTTTTTATTAAACAACTTTGGAGGTTTGACAAATGTCAAATCAAATTACCACTGCGTTTAGCCAACAGTTTGGGCAAACAGTTGCCCTACTGTCGCAACAACGCGGATCAATGTTCCGAAATGTGGTTCGGAATGAAAGCGTGATCGGAGAAAAAGCTTTTTTCGATCAAGTTTCAAGTGTAGCGGCAGTTCTAAAAACGAGTCGGCATAGCGATACTCCGCTCACAGAAGTGCCTCATTCACGCCGTCAGGTTTCGATGAATACGTATGAATTTGCGGATTTGATCGACGATGCGGACCAAGTCGCAACAATTATAGATCCTACATCTGCATACGCTCAGAGTGCTTCGGCAGCTATGATGCGTGCGGTTGATGATGAAATTATTGCGGCTGCAACTGGTTCTGCGAAAACAGGCAAAACCGGATCTGGAAGTACAGATCTAGCGGCAGATCATATTATTGCGCACGGTTCAGCTGGTTTAACAGTTGCCAAGCTTCTAGCTGCTAAAGAGCAGTTGGATCTTGCTGATGTTGATCCATCTATTCCTCGCCATATCGCTTGCGCTCCTCAACAAATTAAAGATTTGTTGAATACAACGGAAGTAAAATCAAGCGATTTCAATACTGTAAAATCGCTTGCTCGCGGCGAGTTGGATTCGTTCTTAGGTTTCCAATTTCACATGACAAACCGACTAGCTAAGTCAAGCACCACACGAACATGTTTCGCTTGGGCGCAGGACGGGCTGCTTCTTGCAATTGGGCAAGATGCAAAATCCAGAATCGAAGAACGATCCGACAAATCTTTTTCTACGCAAGTCTACTACAGCCAAACTGTAGGTGCGACTCGCATGGAAGAAGCCAAAGTCGTTTCTATTCTTTGTACAGAATCTTAAAGGAGGTTTGAAAAATGGGTACAAAATATTCAGACCAAAAAACCAAATGGAACCAAAACGATCC